CGTCACGTACTCGCGCAGCGTCAAGCGCACCCTTCGCTATCGAGATGTTGTCGGCGCGCACAATGCGCGCCTCTCTCTTATCCTTGATAACCGCCATCGCAAGCCGCGCTGCCAATACCGCCACCATGGCCTGCTCGAAGAGGGGGTCCCAGGCATCAGGATACATCATCATGCCAGTGTAAACAAGCGATGCTGTGAGCTGGTTCGTGAGGATTACACGAGTCTGTTCCGGATCGTGCCCTTCGATCTGATCCCATTGAGATTCGATCGGGTTGGGTATACTGAAAGAGGCGACAAGGAACGGCGCAGGTGACGCCCATGTAAGGATGTTGCCCACCACTGTCTGATCGGTGCGCGGCACAAATCTCGCGTGAACACAGTCTGTAGGCCATTCGTACATATAGGACCACGGCCCGGGCACACCTGTGAAGGCGGCGTTGATCCCAGTCACATCCCCTATCATAACCAGCTTTTCTTGCTTTCGCGCAAAGTTCCAATGCGCCGCGCTCAACAACTGGCGCAGCGTCGGGTCATAAATCCGCAATGCGGCCATCGCCGCGTCCGTACCCTCACTCAGATCGCCAACGTCATATTCATCGAACCCGCACTCGTCAAGCGCGCGGTTCACAAGATCAACTGGGAGGGTTGGCATTTTGCTGCTGCCCTTTCTGCCGCGCCAGTTCTGGTGCTAACTCGACCGCGAACTTCTTCGCAAGTGCGTCCACAATGATTTCTGTGAAGTCGTTGTGCCAATTATCTGGATCAAGAACCGCCGCTATGTAGGTTATGATGGCATCAGGGTCGTTGCAGAGAATCGTCCGCGCGTTGTTCGCCGGGTCGAAATGGAGTCTATACGACCGAAAAGTGGGACGCCATTCTGGCAAGAACGCCGGCCTGGTCTTTACCTGAAGCGGTATCACACAATCAGCAGGATATTGATACTCATACAGCCAAGGCAACTCTGGATGAATAGCGCCATCCCACGGAACCGTGTAATTTGCCGTGCCGTTAATGATATTAGGAGCGCTTTTCATCAGCGCAAGAATCCCATCACGCCGCGCCCACGCCGGTTTCAGCGTATGGAAGAAATAATCTCGGGTCTGCTGCCACTGGTCAAGCGCCACCCGCGCCGCTACACTACCCTCGGCAATGTTGCCGATATGACGCTTATACCCGATCAAGTCCAGAGCTTGGTTGCAGACCGCCTCGATGGTCATGAGTCCCTCATGTTAGCAATACCGGCGAAGCTCAACGCCTCCGATAACTTCTCCCTTGACGCCTCAATCCGATTTTCGAGTGCAAACGCCAGGGCACTACCAAGCAGCCGCGTATACGCCTCAGTAAAGATCGAGTCCCAAAAATCTTCGAGAACCTCGACGGTCGCAAGAACACTAGATGCCGCGACCCGCGTTACGATCTGCCGCACTCCAGGTACAAGACTAGTCGCCATTACGTTCCATTCAACCGGATGCGGGTCTAACGGGTTGTAATCGGCTGGAATAACTTGCCGTACCCGAATAATGTTAGGGTATTGATAAGCGAACAACCACGCCGGGGGCGGATTCCCTGCCATAGCTACCAGTGGAATTTGGAGCATCGACCAATCATAATCACCCTCGTACAAGAGGAAGTTACGAAGTGGTACGTAGAGAAGGTTTGCGTACAGCGCTTCCGTCGAACCATCCGTCATCGACGAAATCTGAGATCGCGAGCCGATCTGAGCAAGCGCCCGATTGGTTACATCAACGCTTGTTGTCATGGGAACCCCGAAACGCCAGTGCAGATGTAGCTGATTCTATACGTTCCCGGCGTTGTCAAAGAGCCTGCGCCCGTTGACCAGTTAAAGTTCGATTCTGTAACTGAATGATTTGCAAGAAAATGCGTAGTGGTCGCTGGCCACGCCTGGGGATTGGGAAAGCTCGCGGCCCCATCCGGCCGTAAGATACATACACTGTCATACTGCCCCACATTGTCGCCATAGGTCAAGTTTATCGTGCCCGTACTAGCTGGAGCGGCTCCCGTCACGACGGTAAAGTTTCCGGAGCGGCTAGTCGATCCAGAACCTATAGTAACTACCGCGCCCGTCCCGAAACCAGTCACAGCAACTGTGGGCTTACCCAACGGCGAATAGAGGCCACCATCTTGATCCCAACCAGCCGAACTTCCGGGAAAGAAAGTAGAAAGGCCGCCGATTGTCTCAATCGTACTATTGCTCTGCGCCTTATACCGTATGCCTGTAACGGCACCGCAGCCTGAAAAACTTACGAAGTTAGAGCTCTCATAGATGACGCCGTTCTGTCCAACCTGTGCAAACGCACCGCTAAAACCAGGAGTCCCCACACACGACACCACTTTAGCTACTTCGGTAAATTCAATGTGCCCGCCTAGGATAGCGGCTTCGTGGTTCACGGCGCTACCTGAGATGGTGTAATTTGAGTTTACGATGATTGTGGAACCGAACTCAGCGTGCATGTGATCCGCTGCAGTCGTGGTAAAATTTACGTCGTCGTTGATACTGATGATCCCGCCACTCTGTGGGAAAACGGCGTTTCCTCCTGACGAGCCAATCGTCATCTTAGCGATACCCAAGTAACAACCATGCCCTGCGACTAAAGTTTCTCCCGCAGAGGTCACGGTCGTTGTGCCGGAAGAAGCACCTGTGATAAGGATATACTCCGGAACGACTGAGCCAATAGCTGTACCTGCGGCCGGCCCTGAACACGAGATCGTACCTGAGTACGTACCTGCAGCAAGGCTTATGGTTATCTGGTTAGCCTTGCCGTTGTAAAGTGTGAGGGCATGATTGAGTGCATATTGCGCGGTTAGGCATGGAGCCCCAACCAAACAATCCCCTGTATCGGTTCCACCTGTAGTGACGAATAGAGTTGTTGGCGCGTTCAGTACCGACAAGCCGCTATCCTGTACCAGTGTGCCGCTGGTGTTGTTGAAAGTTAGGATATGCCCGATAGTTGAGCTGTTCGGACCAAGTATGTTGCCCTGCCCGGTGCCAGGATAGTCAGAAAGGCTGCCATTCACGTTAAACGTGAGGGGCAGCGTCGAGGCGCCGCCGAAAGACCCCCACGTCACAAGTCCGTGACTCGCATCAATACCAAGACATAGCTGATGATATCCTGCTGTAGTCAGGGCATCATTTATGCACATGCCTTTGCCTGAGGCATCTGTTACGCTGAACGGGTTAAGTCCTTTACCGAGGTTATCTCCCAGGACTCCTCCAGGATCACCAACCGCATGATCCTGTGTCCAGCGCGATATACTGCCGGGAGTTACCGCGCCGTTCTGTCGAACAGCCTGTTGCCCCCACGAGGCGCTGGTCCAAAACAACGCCAGGAGAAAAGCTAGCCGTTTCACTTCTTCATCCTCGCTGGCGCCCCGTCAGGCTTCGGTTCGCGACGGCGCGTATTAAACCCTGGTACGAAGTCCTTCTCCCACCCGTCCTCAAGATTCATATCTTCGATAGGATTCATCGAGGCTTCGTTAGTGGCAAGACGCGCCTGCTCAAGACCTATCATGGCCTCAGCTTCCTCATCAAGGGGCTCCATCTCGAGTGTCGGCCACTTCACTTTGTAGGGTGTGCCATCGCCGACGATGGTGCCTTTCTGCTCACCGAGCTGATCGTTCTCTTTATCGCCGGGCAGCCAATGATCGCCTTCGAGATAATGTGCGGATAAGAGACGGTACTTAGCCATGTCAGGCTCCTTTGACGTAGGGTATCAGCGGGTCATTCGGAGATACCGAACCTGTATGAGGCGCCCAATAGTGATCTGGCGGCGCACATGGCATGTTCGGCTCTGAGCAACACCCTGACGGAATCTCACGTGTGGGATGAGGCTGTGGCGGGTTCCACGTCATCGGCCGCCCCATATTCTCAGGTCGGTTCAAAAGAACCGGGGAGCCGTCGATGTGACGGCCCCCCGGCAACGACTCGGCCGTAATCGCCATGCGCCAGTCCCAACACCGCATCGACTTAACGCGGCTGACTGCATCATCATCGAGCGGGTCCATATCGGGAGTTGGCAACAGATCTCCATCTACCACAGCCCCCGACAGCAGGTAGACTCCATCTATCACGTGCGGCGCAAGAAGGCGATAACGGGCCAAGTCGTGTCTCCTCAGTTAGGGTTTCGCGACGGGTTTCGGTGTGGCGGGCTCGGGGCCAGCGTCCTGTTTGAGCTGAGCCAGCTCCCGTTCCTGCATCGGCGTTCGGGAAGGCAAGCCCTCCAGAAGCGCGATTCGGTCCAGCACATCTTGTGGAACGGCCACCTCGCGCCGTCCCTTGATAGGCCAGTCCACACCACGCTCCTTCGCCTGCTCCGCGCTCACCGGCTCCGCAGCTCGTTCGGCGGCTTGTGCCTCTTCGAGCGCCTTGCGCTGTGCAGCTCGCAGCGCCATTTCAGCCTCGAAGTTCTTCACCGCCTCGTTTTCGTCAGGGACCGACACCGGCTGTGGTACGATAAAGACCGGAGCAGGTGCCGGCGCGTCCGGTGTGGCCGCTGCAGCTGGTTTTGTGGTTTCCATGGTTGCTCTCCTTCGATGTACATGAATGGACGGTCCATACGTGTACATCAGTTGTTAATAGTGATACCCGGCGGATAGCTGATTTGGTCCTGCCGATCCAGCACAATCGCGCCGAATATCGTCCCTGTCGAATGGGTTCCGGCCGTGACGTACTGCAGCCGCAAGAACCGCGGCAATGCCTGTGCTGCCGTGGGTGCAAGCTCGGTCGGCAACAAAATGCGTGGCAGGTCGATTGCGAGGAGCAACCGGCCAGCGACCAGCACCGCTTCGAGCAATGTCCCTGTCGTAATCATCGTTGTGTACGAACCAGGGTTCCCGGTTCCGTCATCCGGGGCACCCTGAATCTGTACCTCCAACGACGTACCCACGGTGAACGTCGCTGTGACAAGGATGAGGACTTTGAGCGCCGGATCATCCCCGATGCCCATATCACGGGCATTAAGGAGGTCGAGCACATTCGTGCTCTGCTGCGTCCCGGTAGTGGGAGTATCCACATTGACGGCGCCTGCCGTGCCTGTGAATTGAAGGGCTCCATCTAAGATCATGACCTATCTCCTCTTTGCGCGCCGGTTAGGTGATACGGGCTTCGGTGTTCAGGATCGCGTCAACAGTACGGATCGGAACCCCGCGGAAGGTAGTTACAACCTGTCCTTGGAACTCTTCCATCCGCAGCAAGACGTTCGTCTTGTTCATCGCCTGCAAATCCAAGTACGTACGGAGCACACGATTGCAGTAGATGACTGTGCGGCCCATTTGCCCCTGAATCGTTGGGGCATCCGAAGTCTGCACACCAGACATCATTGGTGAGGTTGTCGGGAGACGATACAGCCCACGAACAAGGCCGTTGATCAGGTTCGCCGCCGACGCACCGTTCAGCAATGTAACGTCGATGTTACACAGCCGCACGGTATAACGCCAATCACGGAGGGTGAGACCGATCTCCCATTTGAAGTGGTCTCGATAAGCCTGATACGTGTTCAGGGCGGCGTCTTGGACCGGCCATTCCCCCATATCACGGTGCTGCAACCCGGTAATCTTCCCCTTCGGGAAAATGCCGTGCAGCGTCTGAGCGCCCCACGTCGCGATCCACAGCGACGTATTCGTGGAGCCGGTCCCGCCCATGTCGATAACCTGTACGGCGGTCTGTGCCGTCGCAGCCGTTACCGTGTT